GAGCACCAGGCAGCGCAGGAATGAGGCCGTTAAAGTCCGGCATCAAACTCATTTACTGAGTGCCTGTCCTGTCATGGGCATGAAGCTCGGATGATCAATAGGGTTTTCTGCCAGCAGCTCGTCCGCACGGTTGCCATCCTGGTAGAGCAGATATGACAGCACCACGGATGGCAGCGGCACGCCGGTGGAATAGGTCACGATCCGCGCTAGCGCATTTCCTCGGTTGATCAGATCGCGCGTCACCTTGGCCTGCAAATCGCGCAACGCGCGCACAACGGCGATCTGCCCGGCATCCGACGCCCGATCGATAGCGGTGTCTGTCGTCAGCCGCATGCGGTTACGATAGGCCAGCGCCTGGTTGTAGCTCGTCAAGGTCAACGTCGAAATCGCAACGCACTGCGCCGAAATCGCAAGCGCTTCGAACAGGCCGCACAGCGACAACTCAGAAAACCGCTGCAGGCCAAGCGTATCGTTCCGCGCATCGACTGGAACCCACGCCCGCGCCGCGTTGATGACGCGATCCAAAGTGTCAATCACAGCCGCTGGGTTGGCACTGGCCGCCCGAAAGCCGTTGATCACCGTTGCGATGTCAACGCCCAGTGATGTCGAGCGCGCGGCCGCCCGGGTGTCATTCAGCAGCGTGTCGAGCGTCTTCCTGTAAGACGCATAGAGCGCGGCATCAGAGATCGGCCCAGGCGCGCGGCGCAGCAACGGCAGGAAGGCATCGAGAATTCGCGTCGTAGCCGTCAGGACGTAGTCCGGGACGTTGATCGGCATCAGTTCAGCACCTTGCCCAGCATTTGACCGGCGGTGATATCGGGAAGCGACGACCCGGCAGCACGTCCGATGACGTTCGCCGGCAAGCTATTGAGCGGCGCACCAGTCAAAGCGGCAATCCCGCTTGCGCTTTGCCCGACGATCGCCGTCGAGGCGAAGGATGTCAGCGCCGCCAAGTTAAGACCAGCCGCGGCTGTGGCGAGCTGCGCCACCGTCGCCGCGAGCCCCAGCATCGTCGCATTAGAACCGGCCTCGATAAACTTGATCGAGACGCGGGCCATACGGCCCTCTTCCTGAGTCTCTTTGAGATCGTAGGACTCGCAGACAACCTCGAGCGAACGGCCCCAGTAATCTTGATAGGTAGCAACGCCGACTTTTTCGCAGGCGTCGATCAGGGCATCACGCTGGCTCATGTAGTCGGGGCCAATCAGATAGGCCTCGACCTGGATGTGCCGGGCACTGCGGCCCATGTCTTCCGCGAAGTTCGAGTTCCGTTTCGGGAATTCGTGGTTGTCGATCGCACGGCCACCCTTTTCGGAGCGGTCCTTGACCTTGAACGGGACGCCCCGGAATGAGGCCGGGCGAAGGTTATCGCGCCAGGTCATTACTGATGCCCCATCATGGCGGGGCCAGTATTCAACTGAATTCGCGACGCAGCGGCGCTGATTTGCGCGCCAGCTTCGTCAACGGCAGAGACAGCAGAGCCGATTCCGCTGCGCAGACCAGCCGCCAGCGTTTCCATGATCCTTTGTCCATCGGCCGACAAGTCGATACTGGCGAGCGCTGAGCGCATTTGCTCGCCAAGCCCCGCCAGGTCCGCGGCCATGCTTTGCGTTGCGGTCCCGACCTGTGCCTGTGCCTCTTGGGCCTGCTCGCCCATCATGACGAGCCCAGGCTGATTGCTGAGCCCGCCAGCGGCGTTGAATTCTGACGCTTTCGCCGACGAGCCGGGCATACCCGATCCGCCCATGCCCATCGTGATGGCACCGGTCAGGGCAGACTTGCCGATGTCAGACCAGCTGCCGCCGTTCCACGCCGTCTTGCCCGCCTCGACGCCGGCGCCGATCGCCGAACCGGCCACCATGATCCAGCCAACGCCCGGGACAAAGCGCATGCCGACTGCGCGCGCGATGCCTGCGGCGCCAAGGCCTGCGCCGATCAGGCCGGACTGCGCATCGCCGCTGGTGATGCCTTGTAGGGCCAGAGCACCCAGACCGAAGCCGCCGGCGTATTTGCCAAGCGGCCCGAGCCAACCGGAACGACCGGCGGCCATCAGGGACCCGCCAATGGCAGCGCCGCCGAATGCCTGTTGCGCCAGAATGCCGCCAACTGCCGCCGTCCCAACACCACCGCCGAGGCCAAGTCCAAGCGCGCCGCCAAGGATCATTCGGCCGCCGGGAATGCGAGACAACAGGCTGGCGGCGCCAATCCCGCCCACCACAAGCCCTGCAGTCCCGAGAGCACCCAGCCCCCATGCAGCACCTGGGCTCGATTGGCCGAGCGACGTGAATGACTTGATGGCAGACGTCAGGCCTTGCAGACCGCTGATCGCGGCGGGCATAAGCGGATCGCCCAACGCGGCGAGCAAGTTGGTCAGCTGCGACTGAAGTTCGGTCGTCGCCTGCACCGGTGCGTTGCCGAGCAACGTCTCAAGCTCAGCATTCGATTTGATGCCGTGCATGTTCTCGGCTTCACGCGCGATTCGTTGGTGCTGCGCGAGCAGGACGCCAACGATTTGTTCCGACACTTGGTTCGAAAACAATCCTGCAATGTATTGTTTTTGCGCGTCGCCAGTGATGCCTTTCGCCTCAAGGTGAGGCTTTAAGATATCATTCACCCACGCGTCTGGATCGTGCATAAAGACATCGGACCCGCGGACGCCTCCGGGCTTAAGATACCCCGGCCGACCGCCTTTACCTTTCACGTACTTTCCGGGCTCGATCATGTCGATGTCTTGCATCAACCCGATGGCACGTTCCGTCATGCGGCCGCCGACCACGGAACGATACAACGACAGAAGACCGGAACCGGCCTGGGTGGCGGTGCCGCCGTACCCAGCCTTAAATTCCTGCATAAGCGTCGGCAGCTTATAATACAGAAACTCGTCGTTGAGGCCTTTTGATAGGCGCTTGCCGTCTTCCTGTTCTGATGTGCTGCCCAATGCGCCGCGCATCGATTTGGACACCATGTGCCAGTCGAGCGGATTCAGTGCACCACCCGAGGCGATGATGCCTTTCATCATGCCTTCCAAGCCGATTTCAAAATCTTTGGCCGTCGTCGAGCCGCGCAATTCCAGAGCTTTAACAAAGTCAAAGCTGGCGTGATGCGCATCGACGCCACTGAGTTTTCCGAGCTGCACCAAGTTGGTCAGAACCGACTGCGCTTGGGCCAGTGGTTCGATGACGCCCATCGCATGGTGCGCGCCGTGAACGTCACCCAACGGCATGCGGATTTCACCAAGCGCCCGCATTGTGCCGGCTTTGGTCAACGCCGGGTGCGCCTTGCTGATTTCTTCAGCCCGGCGCTCCATCTCATCGCGATCTTTGGGCGTCAGCCCCGCCTGGATCTCCCACAGCTTGCGTTCTTGTTCGACGCTGCCGGCGCTGGTGAACAATTTCTTGCCCAAACGCTTGGCTTCTGACGCTGCGACCGATCCGGCCATCATGCCGTGGTTCTGATCGAATTCCTTGAGTGCTGCGAACCCCTTCACGTACGACCGATACGCCTGCCGGCCGGCCTGCTCGAACAAGCTGAAATTGCTGCCGCCCATCATCGTGCGCGGGATACGCTCAAATTGGCGTTGTGCCGTCTGCGCGATGCTTCCGAACGACGTATTGATCGTCTGCGCAGCCTTCTGCGCCTCGTTGCGCATCTGCTGCAACGATCCGGTCATGTTCTTGCCGAGGTCAGCAGAAGCGGAGCCGAGGCCTTTGCTGGCATCGGCTACGCCTTGCATGTCCTTCTTAATTTGGTTTAGCGTACCGCTGGCGTCATTCTTGACGCTGGCTGTACCGCGAAGATCAAGTGGACCGGCCATTAATTTCCTCTGAATTGGATCCGGACAACCCCATGCACAAATACATTTGCGCACTTGGCTTCATCGCACTGTCCGTTTCGAGCGCGAACGCTCAGTGGATGAGCAATACGGAACCAGATCCTTTCGGCGGAGACAAAACGTCGATTAGTTTTACCGTTTCAATGCAAGGATACGTCTTCGGCTTTCGATGCCATGGCAAAGACGACTACAGAATTGTTTACCTAACAACAGAGGCTTTCGGCAAACCCGGCAGCACCCTTCCCGGAGTTGTGTTGAAAGTTCGCGTAGACAATTCAGAGCCGGTTGATTTTCCAGCAGACATAGACGAAAGCAACGGAAAGCTTAGGCTGTCGGCGGATCACGTTTCCGTACTTCCATTTATGCATACAATCGCAGCGGCCAAGGATCGCGTTGCCGTTGCTGTAGAGGTCGGCGGACAACGTTTTCACACTCAGAGCTTTGGCACTTCTGGATCGCGGACTGCGATCAACCAAAGCATGAAAGCCTGCGGTCTAGATCCGACAAAACCGAGTTAGAGATCACCACAATTATGTTTCATTCTCAGCTCTTCGCCGCTTTGGCCCGCCACTTTGCCATCCGCGCCGTCCCTTCGACGTGCTCTGCGATCTCCGTCAGAGTCAGAGACATAAACTCGTTAGGCGGACGGCTGAACGTCTCAGCGAGCGAGTAGCAAAGCGCTACGACGTCAACGTCGTCCGCCTTGCTCAGTTGAAAAAACCAAAGATGACTTCCGAGCAGGCGGCAAAATCACTGATCGTGAATTTGTCGACGGTCGACGACAACAACGGCGGGTCGCTGAGACACTGAATATAGCTCGCGACCTTTTCAGTGTTGATCTCGATCGACGTTTCGCTTTTCAGGCCTTGCTCGATGACGACGTACCGACGGGGCGCTCCGTACTTGCGGTAATCCTTCCCCGTCGGCTCGCGAAACCGCACCACAGAAACCATTTCATCCTGGTTCTGGTAGCTTTTTGACAGCCGCACCGAGAACGGATCAGCCACCGGTGGCGTGCCAGTAGCGGCAGCGACTGCCGCCTTGGACACCTCAACCGGTGCCTTTGTTGCGCCGACCGGACGGACGGTCAGCCCGTCCGTGTCGATCTGCTTGTGCGCGCCGTTGGTCGTCTGCATCTTAAATCTCCTGCGCCGAATACGACTCAAACTTCACCGGAAACGACCCCTCTTCGGTGTCGACTTCCGACGTGTCCGAGTACCAGGCGTTTTGAAACACGATCACGCGGCCGTTGGCGAGTTCCAGCGTGACCGTTGCGCCATCAATGGCGCGCAGCGTCTCGATAGAGACGCCCGCCGTGTACGATACGTCGCCCTGGCAATGGGGAACCTTCGGCATTTCCTTATAGCCGTGAACGCTGTCCTGGCCGGCAATGCCTTCCCGTTTGGTCGGGTTGATATCGAATTTCCATTTACCTTTGATCGGGATCTGCGTGCCGTTGTACTTGACGGTGGCAATGCCCGCGATGCGATTTGACATGGATCAATTCTCCTGTGCGGGCCGATTAGGCGGCGGAAATCAGCGGAACGCTCTGGTCAGTTGTGACCGGCGGGTACTGCAAGCGGAACTGATTGAGCACGGCGAACACCTTCAACTGGTTCACCAGATCCGGCGGATAGAGCACATCGAGGCGGTTCGGATCGGTATGGTTGCGCTCGACGATCAGATATTTCTTGAACGCCATGACGTTCTCGACCAGGCCAAGCAATTCGAGTTCCATGTAGTGCGCGATCAGCTCTGCCCGCGCGATGTTCGGTGTGACGATGGCCTGCCCGATGGCGAACTGCGTACCGTTGTCGGCCAGCTTGTGGCGCGGATACTTCTGCACGATCCGGAATCGCATCGAGCGGAGCACATACGCCAGCGTGAACAGCGTCGTGACATCGAGATAGGCGTTGTCGGCGATGCCGGACGGGTTGACCTGATAGTGCGTGATGTTTGTCTCGATCTGCAGCGTGTTGTCGGGCATTTCCTTCGCTACAGACACGCCGTCATATTGCAGAGCGTTCTTTTCGCCCTTGGTCATCCAGAGATCTTGCGTCGCCGGCAGGATGCCAAGCAGCGGCAACGTGTGCTGCGGCCGCGCCGGGTCGTTCAGCAAGGCACGATGGCACTGGGCGCCCCAGGCGGCTGCGCGCTCCCAGAGCGGCGTCGGTGAGCCATTGTAACCCCAGGTCGTCTGATGCTGACCGTTGCGGGCGTTGCCGAACGTCGACAAGCCTGCGGGCGTTCCGGACACAGCGCTGTAGACATGGCCATAAATCTGGCGATCCCATGCCCAGCGGCCACCATCCCCGTCCTGCATGAAGGTGTCGAGAGCGTTCAACGTCGCCGTGTCGGTCCACGGCATGATGATCGTATCAAATTCACGATCACCGAGGTTGGCGAGCGCTGCCGTCAGATCCGGAACGCCGGTACCGCCAGAAAACGCCGTGAACGCTAGCGAGACGCCGGACGGGTAGGCTTCACCACCGAGCGAGCCGAAGTAGTTGGCGCGCATATCGATGTCGTTGCCGGTGAGGCCCTTCCACCGGCACGTCACTGTCACCGTAGCCGTCGACACAGTCGACGTCACAGGCAAATCCGGGCTGGCGTTGATCGCCGTGTTGATCTTGCCGGCGATCGTCGCGGCCGAGTCGCCCGTGGTGATGCCGATCTGCAGCTTCTGGCCGGCAATGTACAGCGCCAGGGTGCCGGCGTTGGTCGCGGGGCCTGACACCACGATGGTACCGTGCGCAGCAACACCAGCCGACGGCTCGGCGATCGGGACGATCCACATCTCGTCGAACGAGTTGTTGAGGCGGCCGACCGTCACCATGCGGTCAAGCTGGGATCCACGCGTCACCATCGCCTTGGCCTTATCGGCAGTGCCGACCATCACCGGCACGTCGGCAGGCGCTGTGCCGCCGGCCAATGGATGGCCCAGCATCAAAATGCGAGCGTAGTTCTGGAAGGTGCCGGCCTGACTGCCGTCGACTTCAGCCCAGAAGAGCGGAAGGCGCAGCGTCGAGGGAATGTGATTGAAAGGAACGGACATCAGTGTGAGCCCTTTTTATCTGGAGCGGGAGAGGACGCAACTGGTGTGGGAACAGATACGGCCGGGCCGGGCGGCACCGGTAGCGTTGGGGTCGTCTTGACTGCAGTATCGTGGGACACGATGGGCGCCGGTGCCGGCTCGACACCGTCGGCCGTGATTGTCACGTCACCGAACCGTGCGTACCGATCCCACTGCACATGACTGTCTTTCCATTCGCCTTCCGGCTTCAGTGGGATCATCGATCGCGGATCGCGCACGACCATCCCGTCGCGGGGCTTCACAAAAATGCGGGCCATTCGGGCTCCTAAGGCGTTGGGACAATGATCGTGGCACCGCCAGGTGTATGCGGCGCCGTCGGCGACGTCGTCGGTCTGACACCGACAGAGCCGAAGTTCGGAAGCGTGCTGTCGTCGAGGTTGGGCGTCCACAACGACGAGTATGTCACATCAATTTCAGTGATGACGCGGCCCGTCATGCCGGCCGACTCTTGCGGAAAATCAAATTTCGTCCGGAGCCCAGTGACGCCTTCGCACTTTTGCGCCCAATTCGACCGCAACAGTGTCGTCTGAACAAGTTCGGCTGCCTGATGCAGCGCCGTTTTCAACGCCGGCCCCGCCACTTGGCCCGGCGCCGGCGCCGGACGG